TGGAAACACATAACCGAAAAAAGCAATTGGAGAATTGTACAGTTACCAAATGGATTTTTCCAAACCGAATATAAACATCCAGACGAAGAAGACTGGATCGATGTAACAAGAAGAGAAACTATGGATGGCGCTGAAGCTGCTATTGATGGTTCTATAGAACATTATACAAAAAAATTAGAGTTCTTAAAAGGACCTAAAGTAGTTAAAACATTTAATAAATAAAAATGGCCGAATTTGTAAAAAAAGAACTGTATGATTCTTTAATAAAAGAAAGAACTAAACTAATAGAAGTTTTAGAAGACAGTAGAAACTTAAGTAAAAAGCTTGATCAAGTCATAAAAGATAATGAAAACTTCTTATCTAATTATGAAGATACTAAATCTAATATTGAAAATGCAATAAGCAATATTGAAAAACAAAAAGCTTCGTTTACAGCAGAAATGGATTCTAATAAAGAAAGTGAAAAAAAGCTTGAAGAAGAAATTGTAGTATTAAAAGATGAAGCAAAAGAGTTAAACGAACGTATAGAAAAGTTGACTAAAGAGGGAGATCCAGAAAATGAAATCCCAAGTCTTCAGAAAGAACTTAATTCAAAAGAGTCTTTAATTTCTTCAAAGACGCTTACTCGAGAATCATTAAACAAAAGAAATGAAAACTTAAATGATTTAATTGATGATGGAGAAGTATCTAAAACTGAATACCAACAACAACTAGCTGAAAACGCTGAGCGTAAAGACGATTTAGAAAGCGGTACTTTAGATGAGCAAAAGTTAGACCTGCAGAATATAAATGCAGATATTGCTAAAAAAGAAGAAGAATACAGTGATTTTATAGCAGCTAATAATTCTACTATTAAAACGTATGAAGCTCAAGCAGATGTTAGAAGCAGGGTAATTACAACTTCAAACAATAGAAACGCTTACAATAGAACTCTACCTAAAGAGCAAAATGACATAATAGCATCTGAATTTGAGGTTATAAACTCTGTAATAGACGTGGAGTTATCAGCTGAAGGTCCTGAAGAAAAAGAGCTTAGAGATGCTGCTATAGATAAAGGTAAAAGTGAAGCGATAAATCCTGATTTTTTATCTAAAGATCAAGCAGCTGAACTAACTAGAGCCGCTTTATTTTCAACTAAAAGAGTAGCGTCTCTTATAAAAGACGCCGCGATGAGAGGTTTTTCGTCTGTCACAGTTGACGATTTAAGCAATAGCGAAATATACGCTTTAAACAATGCTGGATATGTTGTGGTAACAACTGCTAGTGAAAGCAACTTAATGATAATGTGGAGCAACGTAGAAAGAGAAGAAAAATCATAAGAAAACAAATATAATATAATTAAATTAAATGGAAGAAATAAAATTAGTCAAAGAACTGGCTTTTGGCGACAATGCTAAAAGTCAGATCTTAGCTGGTGTTAACAAATTAACCACCGCTGTTAGTTCTACACTAGGAGCTAGCGGAAAATGTGTAATACTAGAAGACCAAAATGGAAAACCTATAATAACTAAAGATGGTGTAACCGTAGCTAATGCCGTAACTTTAATAAAGCCTTTAGAAAATATTGGAGCAACTCTAATAAAGCAAGCTGCTCAAAGAACAGTAAAAGATGCTGGAGATGGCACTACTACGGCTACTGTTCTAGCTAAGGCAATACTAGAAGAAGCAGACAAACATGACGAAATATGTTCTTTAAGAGAATTAAAAGAAGGCATAAACAGCGGTGTTGAAAAGGTTGTGAAATATTTAAAATCCAACAGTAAAAAAGTAAAAGGTAAAAGCATAAATCAAGTTGCTTGTATATCTGCGAACAATGATACTGAATTAGGAGAGGTAATTGGTAAAGCCTTTAAATTGGTTGATGAGACTGGTATAGTTATAATGGAGACAAATGAAGAACCTAAAACAGAGGTTGAATTAATAGAAGGAGTACAGTATAACCAGACATTAAAAAATCATCATTTCATAACAAACAAAGAAAAAGGAACAGCAGAGTTAGAAAACCCGCATGTTCTTATAGTAGAATCTAAAGTTGAAAATGTAAGAAAAATACAATCAGTATTAGAGTATATTATTAAAAATAGTAAAAGTTTATTAATCATAGCGGATGTAGAGCCACAAGTGTTAAATGCTTTAGCTATGAACAAAATAAAAGGTAATATAAAAATAAACGTTATCGATGCACCAACATTCGGGATAAGTAGGAAGCAGACTCTTAAAGATCTTTGCGCTGTTACAGGAGCTACTCTAATAAACGAAGATTTAGGAGACGATATGGATTTAGTCGACATAAGTCATTTAGGTAATTGTAAAAAATCTATAACAAATACTGAAGAGACTATACTTAAAGTTGACTTATCAGGTAATGAAGCGGTTGAAGAAACGATATTACTAATAAAAAAACAGATTAAAGAAACTAAAAATCCAAGCGTAATAGTAGGATTAGAAAAAAGATTAGCTAGGTTAAACGCTAAAGTTGCCGTAGTTAAAGTAGGTGCTAGTTCAGAAGTTGAGTTAAAAGAAAAAATTGACAGAGTAGAAGATGCTATCTGTGCTACAAAAGCCGCGATTAAAGAAGGTATAGTACCAGGAGGAGGTATAGCTTTGCTAAATGCTTCTCAAAATTTAAAAGCTGAAAATGTTGGAGAAGAGGTATTATATTGTGCTATACGTAAACCTTACGAAGTTATATTAAGTAATGCTGGTATAACAGTAGATAATGTTAACGAAGGTAAAGGCATAGGATTAAATGTGGTTACAGGGCAAATCTCGGATATGGTAAAAGCGGGAATAATAGATCCATTGTTGGTAACTAAAAGCGCTTTAAAAAACGCGGCTTCTGTAGCTACAACTATAATGTCTACTGATTGTGTAATTAATAATGTTAGAGCATGAAAGCAATTGGTAAATATATAGTAATAGAGCCTATAAAAGAAATAAACAATAAAACAAAAGGTGGCTTAATATTGGCTGAGTCTCATAGGGAGGATGTTAGATACAGGCAAGCCAAAATAATAACTGTAGGCTCAGAAGTTAAGGTATTAAAAAAAGGTAATGAAATATATTACGACAAAGCTTCTGGCTTTAATATAGAGCTAAATAAGGATCAATATAAAGTTATAAAAGAGCAAGACGTAGTTATTGTTCTATGAAAAAAATAACATCTCAAGACTTAAGAGACATTAAAATTCTTAAACATTACAGGATTATACGTAAATGGGCGTGTAAAACATGTAATCTTAATGATGCAGACCTTGAGTTATTATTGTATTTAGAAGCAGTTGATTTATTTACTAAAGATGATTTTAAAAAAGGTACTTATTCTTATAGCTGGGACAACAGGCGCTGGAACAGATTATTGAAACAAGGGTGGATTACAGTGTGGAGAGAAAGAAACCGCACAACCCAAAAATATCATATATACAAAGTATCCACAAAGTGCAAACAGTTAATAAGTAGAATGTATCGAATTATGTTAGGTGAGGAAGAAATGCCTACTAATCATCTTAAAAAAACAAATAGGTATAGTTATAAGGTTATAACTACGTCAATAGAAAACGTTAACAAAGACAAAAGAATATGTTAGGAATATTAGGAGATATTGTAGGAGGAATTACAAACTTTTCTGACACTGTAGGAACCATAAAATCAGGCATAGAAGGTTTCTCAAGTACAGAAGGGAATCTGTTTAATAAAATACAAGGTGGTGTAGACGGTGTTAATGATTTTCAAAAAGGAGTAGATGGAAGCAGTGTTGATATGTCTGAAACCAACGCAAAGCTCGACACTATATCTAACTCGTTATCTAATATAGAAAATCAAACAGAAATACAAACAGAAAATAATATTGTGAAAAATAAAGTTCAAGATGCTAGAAACACAGCACCAACAGAGATAACTTCTTTAGGTGATTTACCTGCAGCAGTAGGTTCTAACGAGAAAAAATTAACTTCTATAGAAACTTCAGAAGATCCACTTACACAAAGGTCTAGTGATGCTAAAAGATATCAAAAGTTTAATTCTATAGCTATGGGTGGAATAGGTCTAAGACAAAATAGTCCATTTAAAATGGGTGTTGAAACGACTGAAGCTAAAACAGGTATGTCTGAAGAAGATACAAAAGCTGCAAAAGAAGAACCTACTGAAGAAAATAGCGAAGAAAATAACGAAAAAGACTCTGGTAAAACTAAGAAAAAAGCAGCAGTAGCTAAAGCCGTTGGAGATGGGTTAGCAGCCGGCTTTAACGCTTATGCATCCGCTATTGCACAACAAGACGAAGTTAAATATGACGATAAAGGTTTTGCTATAAACACTAATAATGTTAAAGATAAGCCAGCTCCTTTTACAGTTCACCATAAAATAGGAAAAAATAGTGGAGCATTAGTATCTAACGATACGTCAGGAAGTATTGGTGCAGATAAAGATGTATTAGTAAACAACAGCAATGGCGAAGAGAAAACGCTAAAGACAGTATATAAAGCAAGTTTTTAAACAATTAAAAAAAAATATTATGCCAAGTTACGGAGAAAAACAAATACCAGCAGGAGTGCAACTACCATGTCCTGAAAGATGTAAGCCAGTAGGCACAAGAATAATGAAGTCTAATAACGCTGTTATTACACCAAATTTAAAAAGAATAGATAATATACCTTATAAAGGTAATGCTGTTCTTAATGCTAATAGATAATGGGTGTTGATGATCTAAAGTTATATTGTTTTAATATAACTTCTTTCACGATTGCTAGTTTCGATTGGTTAGAGCCTGTACTTAAAATTACTTTACTACTTGTTACTATAGGTTACACTTTAAACAAATGGTTGGATATGAAAAAGAAAAACGATGAGACAAATAAATAAAATTATCGTACACTGCTCCGCTACCAGGGAAGGTGAAAACTATACTGTAGACACAATACGTAGTTGGCACGTTGACGGTAGAGGATGGAGCGACATAGGCTATCATTTCTATATTGACATACATGGTGATATATATAAAGGTAGAGATATAGCTAAAATCGGGGCTCACACGAAGGGTCAGAATAGAAACTCAATTGGTATTTGCTATTGCGGAGGCGTTGAGGTTGATGGTAAGACCCCGAAAGATACTAGAACAAAAGAACAAAAAGAAAGTCTCTTAGCGGTGCTAAGAACGCTAAAGGCAATGTATCCTGAAGCTGTAATACATTCTCACAAGGACTTTGCTAACAAAGCTTGTCCATCATTTGATGCAACTGGTGAATATGAAAATCTCTGAAGGAACGGAATTTAAAATAGATCTTAAAACTATTATAAGTATAGTAATTGTAACTGCGTCTTTCGTAGGTATGTATTATACTTTACAAGATGATATAGCAGACGCTAAGGCAATGCCTAAAGCTGTAATAGATCGTATTGAATATGATTTAAAACAAGATTGGCATACAGATCATATAAACAGACTAGAAGATGAAGTCAAAGAATTAAGAGACTGGTGTAGACAGATAGATAAAGAATTAGAAAATCCTAAAAAAAGATAACAAATGTATAAACAACCTGGTAATCCATTTTTAAAATACTCACCTATACAAGCTAAAAACGCTGAGGGTAAAGAACAAGGATCTGATGGTAGAGCATGTTGGAAAGGTTTTAAGTTTGCTGGAACTGAAAACAATAAAGACAAATGCGTACCTATGCAAGTTGCAGATGATGAATCCCCGCTTCAAAGAAGGCGTAAAAAAAAAAGTCTGCTCGTCTAAGAAAAACCACTAAAGGTAAAGGAAGAAATTTTAGAACAGCAAAGGAAGGCGCTGGTATGACTTCTAAAGGCGTTAAAGAATATAGAAAGAAAAACCCAGGTAGCAAACTAAAAACAGCAGTAACTGGTAAAGTTAAAAAAGGTAGTAAAGCAGCTAAAAGAAGAAAGTCTTTTTGTGCTAGATCAAAAGGTTGGACAGGAGAAAGAGGCAAAGCTGCAAGACGTAGATGGAAATGTTAAAAAAGTAATTATGATTAAACAAAAATGCAACAAGAAGAAAAAATGTAAAGGTAAAAACAATTTTTTTAATCCTAACTACACTTCAACACAACCCAATGCTAAAAAAAGCAAGATTAGTAGAAGACAAAGAAAGAAAGGTGGTATATTACAAACAGTGCCATTCTATCAAATGAACGTAATAAAACAAGGTTGTGCTAAATCAGAAGGTGGATCAGGTTGTATTAAAGGTTCTGGAAGTTCTTGGAAAGTAGAAAGCAATATAACAGGAAAAGATTGGGATGCTACTTACGATAGCAAACCAAAAGCACAAGCCGCTTTAAAAGCTTATCACTCTAAATAAATAATTATGGAAACTATTAAGGAAATTATAAATCACCCGTTGTCTAAAGCAGTTGCTTGCGGTATTATAGGGTCAATGCTATTGTTTCACGCTCATCCTATGTACGCAGGAATAGCTTTCGGTATTGGTCTAAGAGAATTTTTATACGCATTTAAAAAGTAGTAAATGCCTTTTAAAATAAAGCCTTTTTATAACACTAGTGATATGAATCAACCTATTTATTCTACACCTGAAGAACCTGGTGTAAATGGTAGAACTCATATGAACGGTGCTATAACAATTGATATGAATATATCAGATCCAGATCAATTGAGAAATACTATCTCTCACGAGAAAGTACACGTAAAACAAATAAGAAATGGCCAGCTTTCTTATACAGATAATAATATATTCTGGAAAGGAAAAGCATATCCATTAAAATACAGTAAGAACTCTCCGTGGGAGCAAGAAGCTTACGACAAAGAAATACCTTTAAAAAAGAAAAAATGAAAAATAAAGCATATTTAAAACAATCAGCAGCGGAGAAGTACGACATAAAAGAGGCTTCAAATCAAAACAACTCTGCTAAGACTAGACAAGACTACGCTAGAAATGCTCAGTATGACAATAAAAACTTTGCTCAAAAAATAGATGGTGATATGGGATCATTTGATGTAATGTCAGAACCAGCACCTGTGATGAGTAGATCAGCTAATAAAGTGAATCACATTGCAGCTGGTAGATCTAAGTTTATGCAAGCTGATAATGCTAAAAAGCCTAAAGAGTTCAAAATAGATCGTCAAGCAACTAACGCTGCTAACATGGAGATAGCAAAAGATAACGAAGCTATTAGAACTAAAAACACCGAAGCTAAAGCTAACGTTATTACCGCAAACAACGCTATTGACGTAGAGAATAAAAAAACTATAATAGAAACAGATGCTTATAATAAGGATCAAGCTGAAGCTGCTAAAAGATTTAGAAGACAACAACAGCTATCTAGTTTTAGACAAGATCAAAACCCTGATAAAGGTAAAAAAGTAAAAAAAGGTAAAAAAAATAAGTCAAATCCTTTTTCTGGTTTTCCTGGTGATAGAAAAAATAAAAAAAAAGGAAAATAAATGAATAAGTCTACAGACGGATATAAAAGAAATTCTAAAGATGTTAATAACCCCACTAATATAATACCTGGTGGGGATATTACAATGAAAGGAGTTGACTTTAAAGTTTTAGGTGTAGATAATAACGGTTATGCCAAAGTAATGTATCCTGGTTATGATTATAATTTTAGAAACGCGCAATGGGTAAAAGAAACGCCGATAAGAAAAAATTCAAAGAAACAAAAGTAGGGGCTTTTTTAACTGAAAAAGCTCCTAAACTTGTTTCGCAGCTTGGAGAGTTTTTACCTGATCAAGGAGGTTTAGGTATAGTAAAAAATCTTATTACAAGTGATAAAAGTATTAAAGCTGCAGACAAAGAAATGGCTTTAAAACTTTTAGATCAAGATATAGCAGAGATGAACAACATTTCTAGCAGATGGGCTAGTGATATGAAAAGTGACTCATGGTTAAGTAAGAACACTAGACCCATGACGCTCATATATCTTACTTTAGCCATGACAATATTTATAGTATTAGATTCAACTGTACTATTAGAAATAAAAACAGGTTGGGTTTCTTTACTAGAAGCTTTACTAATAACAGTTTACGTAGCATACTTTGGATCTAGAGGTGCTGAAAAAATAACAAAAATAAAAAAATAAACAATGGCAACATATCAAAAATATAATGTAGATTTAGGTGGCCTTGAAGGTAACATGCAGGCTCAGCCTAGAGTGTTTGCTCATTCAGCTAAATCTTTAACTGTTCCAACATCTGGTAATGATTCTTTTATCGATGTGCTTCAATCTAACGTTCCACAAAATCCAGGTAGCAATGACGTTATTCAATATCACACTCTTAATAGAGGAGCATGCATATATGTAGGTACACAAGGAAATTTAGACGTTGAAATGGAAAGTGGAGAAAGAGTTCTTTTTGAGAATTTACCTGCAGGTTCATTTTTACCAATACTTGTTTTAAAAGTTTACGGAACAAATAGCTCAGGAACTGCTACTACTAGCGCCGGAGCTTTATTAGCATTGTTTTAAAATGTGGTTAGGTGTAGGTTACGTAATACCAATGCAGGGTTATAGGAATTTATCATCACCAGTTCCTCCTGTAACCGGTAATTTTATGGCTTTACAGTCAGACATAAATGATATTGTACTCTTAGAAGATGGTGGCAAAATAGAATTAGAATAAAAATTATAAAATGGCAAATGCAAAAATAAGTGATGATTCGGTATTCGTGCCAGAAACATCTGACGTAAGAAACATAACAGGCTTAGCTGGTTACACTGGGTCAGGAAACGTTAAAATAACAGGATCTCTTTTAGCTCAAAGTGTAGTTAACGAAAGTTTAAGTGGTATAGGTACTAATAATGCGGGAAATATAAATAGTAGAGTAGCTTTCTACGGCGTTGGAAATCCTAGTAACACGTTAGCTGGTGCAGAAGGTTTTCAATACTACAGCGCAAATAGTAGTCAATCTACTTCAGCTTCATTACAATTAGGTGTTCCAGGTGGAAATCAGTACGATGTCGGTAACCTAATATTAAATGGAAACTACATAGCTGGAAACGAGCAACCTAAATTTATTTTTAAATTTGGTGATACAACTAACACCCCTAAAGAATTTACTATAACAACTAGCAGTTCTGGTGTTGATCAAACTTTAATATTACCAAGCGCTCTTCCTTCGACAGGACAGTACTTAAAAGCCAGTGGTGTTTTCAACACAAATAACGTTACATTAGGTTGGGATAGTCCAATAACTGGTTCTGGAACTAATTTAAAATTACCTATATTTAACGGAACTGGAGAACTTGGAGATTCTGCTATATTTCAAGATAGCACAGGTGCGGATCCTAAAATAACTCTTTTTTCTTCTGATGTTCAGATAAAAAAATATATATCTCATCAAGAAAATCCAGAAGATACTTTTATAGGTTTTACTGACGAGGGAAAATTTGAAGTAACAACAGATAATACTCAAGCTATATTATGTGGAACTTCTGGTGAAGTTGAACTAAAGAAAACAGGAGTCACTGTAGCTCAAACTATTGATCATGCTTTAGCATTAACCGGAAATGGAACACAATTTGCGGGTAGAACTAGATATTGGGATTACGACAATGATAGGTATGTTGATATAATAGGTCCTAATAATTCGGGAGCTGTTAGTTATGGTCTTATATTACCTAATACTCCACCAGGTGATGGAACTACACCAGCTAATAAAATACTTGAATCAGATACTAATGGAGCTCTATCTTGGATAAATACACCTGCTTCTTTTTCACCAGGTGGAAATAATCAATCAGTACAATATCAAACCTCAACTGGGGTTTTCGGTGGTGATAGTGGATTTACTTATCAATTTCAAGTACCTACCGTAGGCGATACTAGAAACAGATTATCACTAGGTGACGTAGGCTCAACTAAGGGTGAAGTAAACCTATACGGTGGTGCAACTGAAAGCGGATTTATTGGTTTATTTGCTCCAACAGACGAAGGTGTAACGATTACTGTGCCAACCGCTCCAAATGATTCTTACACTGTAACACTTCCAGGTGATACTCCAGCTAATAACCAAATACTTGAATCTAACTCTTCAGGAAACTTATCTTGGATAGATACTCCTACAGGTGGAGGTATTGATTTTAGTGGTGTTAATGTATCAACTCCAGCTGATATAACTCAATCTACTCAAAATCAATATGGAAGCGCGGTAACAGTTACTGCAGCAGCTAACATTAGTAATGGAGAAATAGTAATATGGGATTATTCTAATGGAACTGTTAGAGCTAACATACCTGGATCACTACCTGGTCAAAGCGAAATAATTGGTGTAGCAATTGAAGACATAAATTCAGGTAGCACAGGTAAAGTTTTAATATATGGATATGCCACTGTATCTGGAGCGTATTCAGTGTCAGGTGATTTTTTAAATGAAACTAACACTATTAATTTTCCTACTGGAACTAATGTAACTACGACAGCTACATTACCAACTGGCGCAGATGAATATATCACTTTATTTGATAGTGGTGGATCAGGTACTGGAGACGCTGGAAATAATCAAGTTTCATCAGTAGTACTTGACGCCGGAGCTGGAAATACTGTTATAATGAAAATGATAAGTTTTGATTTTGAAAGGAATAGCTCATTTCAATGGAGACTAAGAGACAGATTAGAAGTACTAGTAGGTTCAACCGCTAATAGTGTAACACCTGCTCAATTACAAGGTGTAACAGGAACATCTTCCACTTCAAACTTTAATGGGTTTTTACAACCTAATACATCATTTTTAGGTAGTTCTCTTGTAGCTGGAGGTCCATATGCAAGTGGAAATATTTTTCCCGATGAACCTGGAAGAACTAGTGGTGGTCAAACTGGACCTCAAGTAAATGATGTTATTGATTTAGGGCAACGATTTGCTCAATTTAACTTTGTAAGTGATGGTGCTCCTCAAAGTGACTTTGAACTTCAAATAACTTCAAGCCAATCTCAAACAATTACCAATACTACTCCAGGAGCTGGAATATATTTAGATAGTACAAACTTTGAACAAGCAACAAATAATACATCTACTGCTAGATATATAGGAGCAGCTACAGGTAGTACATTTGCTAATAATAGATTTGTAGTATTCGTAGCACCCCCAAGAGTGTAAAATGCTTTTAGGCAACGCACTACCAGTTATATATTATAAAAACCGTAATAACTCCTCAGGCTTTAAACCTCTTATACTTAAGATAAACACAGGTACAAATATTGGTTTACCACCAATGGAGTTAACTACAGATCCAGCTTATACATATGATTACACTGTAGACTGGGGAGATGGTAATGTAAGTTCTTACACGGGTTCTGCTATACATACTTATAGTAGTGTTGGGGATTTTGAAATAAAAGTATCAGGAAATTGCCCTTACTTTTACTTGGAATGGCCTAGTAAAAACTATTTATTAGATATAATACAGTGGGGTGATTTAGAATTTAAAAGTTTAAAACAAACATTTAAACAATGTAGAAACTTAGGTAATCCCACGGGAGATACACAGCTTCCTGGTATACCTTTAACTACTATTGATACACCAACTTTTGCTGATGACTTTGAATCTGATGGTCTTTATGAATGGTGTGATGAGAATTATTTTACATCTATACCTAATATTAATAATTGGGTTATTCCTCAAACATTAACAAGTTTAGAAAGATGTTTTTATAGACTTAGATGGTGGAATGACAGTGTAGCTGACTGGGATGTTTCTTACGTTGATAATTTTAAATCAATGTTTGAATATTGTAGATTGTGGAAAAATGGTGGTGATGATCTAAAAGATTGGAAACCTGGTAAAAACCATTCGGGAGATTTGACATTTGAGAATATGTTTTACTACTGTGAAGAAATAGTAGATATAGAATTATGGAAGCAAGACTTGTACTTGTCTAACATTAATTTTTTAAACACTAAGCAAATGTTTTACTATTGTAGGAAGTGGAAATTAAGTTTAGAAGATTGGGATAATACCTCTGTTAAAATAAATGAACTTGAAGGGATGTTTTCTTGGGTTGGTAGCTATTACGGTGGAGACAACAGAAGAACTGGAGGTTATCAATACACTGATGATGGTTTAAAAACTGATTTTTTAGGTTGGGATTTTAATACTAATAAAACTTCTCTTAGAGCTTTATTTAACGGAACTTGTTTTGATGCAACCGTTAATGCCAATTTAGATGGTCATACAGCTACTAATATTACGGACTTTGATCTTACTTTTGCAAGTGCGTTTATATGCTCTCCAACAAGTGTAGATAACTGGATATTAGGAAACACACCTAATATAACAATGAGATCAACTTTTTCTGGTAGACCTTTTAATCGATACGCAGGGCCAACTGAAAGAAGAGGTTTAGACTGGAGAGGAGACTTTGGATCAGTTCAAACACTAAACGGTTGGGATGTTTCAAATGTTATAGATTTTGATTTTTGTTTTAATAGTGCTCAATTTAACACTGGACCTGATGATTGTAAACCTATTATAGGTAATTGGACTATATGTACGGATCCTAATGTTGATGTTAGTTTAAGTAGAATGTTCAGAGATAGTCAATTTAACGACACGTTAGTAAACGATTCTACTAAATGGAACTTAAGTAGCGTTACAAGTCTTCATGAAATCTTTGGAGGTGCTGGAGGAACTAGATTTAATCAATCATTAAGTAATTGGGATACTAGCAATGTTGAAATAATTAGTCAATTTGTATATTATAATGTTTATTTTAACCAAGATATATCACATTTTAATTTAGAAAAAGTTACAACAGTAAATAGATTTTTTGATAAGACTCAAAATTATTCTTATGGTATGGACTGGATGGAAATGCCTTTGATAACAGACGGTGAAAGATTTCAATATCAATGGAAATTTGATACACAAAAATATACAGACACTTTAAACTCGTGGGCTTTATACTACTACAACAGGCAACAAGCAGGATTACCTGTACCACAAAACATTTTAATGACTTTTAACACTATAGGTTATTGGGGAGTTACAAATTATTTTATAGCAGGATTAAATACTTTGCCAAACGGATTAACCAGTAGAGACTATTTAATAACTTTAACTAATGCTGGTGTTCCTGGCTTGGGTTGGACATTACAAGACGGAGGAGGTATATGATGGACTTTGAAACCGAATACGAGAATTTACATTTCAATGAGAGCCAGTTAGAAACTCCTATTTTTTATATAGGTTTTAAAGTAAAAAAAGCGTTAAACCTTATCATTACAGATAGAGAGGTTAGGCAATTTGGCGCTACAAAAGATATAGAAAGCGTAAGAACTATGTGGGAATTGGAAACTTTCACAAAAGCAAGTGATTTTTATAAGAGAATACAAAAGTTTCTACCTATGGTAGTTACGTTATAATTACAATTAAATAAAATTAAATGAAAAAAATTAAAGAAGAACAGTTAGATAAAATAAAAAAACAGCAAGAAACTTTAGCTGGAATAATTTCAGAGGTTGGATATATAGAAACTAAAAAACACAGCTTATTACATGACTTAGCTAGTGTAAATATGGAAGTAGAAAGTTACAAAAAAGAGTTAGAGAAAGAATACGGATCTGTAAATATTGATTTAGAAACAGGAGAGTATACTGAAATTGAAAAAGAAGAGTTACAAACTGAAGATGTCTAACATAAGAAAAATTAGTATTGGATCTGATTATAAAAATGATGCTATGCATTATTCTTTAGGTCAAGAAGTTTATGGAGGTCATATAATATGCGACATAATAAGCGATGAATCAAATGGAGAGTACTCAATTTACATTAAAAAGAATGATGAAATACTACCATGGAAAAGATTCAATAGCCAAATGGCTATAGCTGTAGAATTTGATCTAAAATATTAATGAATAGTTTATACCAGTTTATTATTAAACCAAAAGAATCAAGGTATAGTAATAAGGTTAAAATAGATGATAAAGAGTTAATAGTAAACTCTAATATTGAAGATCATAAGTTTGTTAGTAAAAAAGCTGTAGTTGTATCAACACCTGCAGCTTACAATACTAATATAAAATCTGGAGATGAGGTTTATGTACATCATAATATTTTTAGAAGATGGTATGATCAAAAAGGTAAGGAAAGAAATAGTTCAACTTACTTTAAAGATGACTTATACTTTTGTTCAATGGATCAAATATATATGTATAATAACAAATGTAATTTAGAATATTGCTTTGTAAAGCCTATAAAAGAAATAAATGACTTATACAACAAGAAAGAAAAAGAATACTTTGGTATATTAAAATATTCTAATAAGTCCTTAGAAGCTGTAGGATTAAAACCTGGAGCGCTTGTTATATTCACTCCAAACTCAGAGTTTGAGTTTATTATAGAAGGCGAACGCCTTTATTGTATGAAATCTAATGATATAGCCGTAACTCATGAACACGAAGGAAACGAAAAAGAAAATAATCCAAGCTGGGCAAAAAGCTATTGAGGAGCTAATCAAGGTGGCTAAAGAAAAGATTGTAGACTCAGACGATGATGTAAGTGCTGACAGACTTAAAAACGCTGCCGCCACTAAAAAACTAGCTATAATGGATGCTTTTGAAATATTAACTCGTATACAGCAAGAAGAAGAAATGCTTAACGAAAAACCTAAGGAGAAAAAAGAAGAAAGGGTTTTTAAGTTTGCTGAGGGGAGGAGTAAATGATTTATAAACAAACTCTTTGGAAAGAAATTAAAGACATTGTAAATCCTAAAATACTATCTAAACAAAATAGATATAAAAAATGGGAATATGGTTACAATGAAGATTATGATTTTATAGTAATCAGTAAAACTGGACAAATTGGACAGATCATTGAAATTCAAAACCTCCGTATTGCTTTACCAAAAGCAGACAAACCTTTTAAACGAAGCGAAGTCAAAGAGGAACAGCGTTGGGAAAAACAAGAATACCCAAAAGAATTAGCTAAAATAAAAACTAGGTTTGATTGGGAAGAGTATCCTACAGATTTTAAAGAAAAATGGTACGATTATATAGATGAAGAATTTAAACATAGGTCAGATGGCTACTGGTTTTATAATAACGGTGTGCCTACTTACATCACTGGTACTCATTACATGTATTTGCAGTGGTCAAAAATCGATGTCGGAGCTGCCGATTATAGAGAGTCAAACAGACTCTTCTTTATATTTTGGGAAGCGTGTAAGGCCGATAGCAGATGTTATGGAATGTGTTATCTTAAAAACAGACGGTCTGGTTTCTCCTTTATGTCATCAGCAGAGCTTGTTAATCAAGCAACTATATCTTCAGATGCCAGATTCGGTATCCTTTCAAAATCTGGAGCAGATGCTAAAAAAATGTTCACAGACAAAGTTGTACCAATATCCGTTAACTATCCGTTTTTTTTCAAACCCATCCAAGATGGTATGGATCGTCCAAAAACCGAACTGGCGTATAGAGTCCCAGCTTCAAAACTTACTAGACGTAAATTAGATGACAATGTAAAACTAGAAGAGTTAAAGGGTTTAGATACAACTATTGATTGGAAAAACACGGGTGACAACTCTTATGATGGTGAAAAGCTAAAGATATTAGCTCACGACGAAAGTGGTAAATGGGAAAGACCTGACAATATATTAAATAACTGGAGAGTTACAAAAACTACATTAAGACTAGGACGTAGAATCGTAGGTAA